CTGCTCCATTTATAACTGGAAAATCTGACAGTTTAAATTCATACTGAGTATCAAAATCTGTTTCTATCACTATTGTAGTAGCAGCTGGTAGAACAACTCCCTGTCTAGCTATTGTATATATTAGCTGCCATTGTACTTTATCAGTACCAGTTGGGACTGTAATACCTTGCCAATGTACATGAAAGGTTATATTTGTACCTTCTTTATACCTATGTGGAATTTCTATAGACCCTGTTACTTGTTCCCCTATATCAAATCCCCAGGTATATATAAGTGTGTCAGCACCTAAATTATCTACAAATTTTACCTCGTCTGGTAAAGAAGCTGCTGGTCCTCCTAGAGTCATTCCACCTACATTTGCATCATCATAGACAGGTTGGACTATAGCTAATGTCTTATTAGCTCCGCAGTCTAATTCTAAATCTCCAGCTTTTGTTAAGTTATCTGAATCATCAAGTATTAATCCAGAATCTTGAATCTTCTTAACTCCACCATCTCCACGAACTATAGCATTATCTGTTATGTTAGCATCTGATAAGACTACATCATTATGAGCAATACCACCATCTTTTAAAACTTTACCAGAAACTCCATCAAACTCAGCTACGTTAGAATCAATTGATACACCTGGTCCATCTACATCACCAACTCCAGCACCAATATCATCTTTACGGAGAACATCTTCTCCATCAATTGGTGCTCCAGCTTTTATAGGCCCTTCTGAAAATACACCTTCATCAAAATCAGCATCATCATACTGATGAATGTTATCCATAGAACCTATTCTTACAATCTTGATAGCCATAAGTTAATTAAACCGTTTAATTATCTTTAAAGTCCAAGGAGTTTATTATTAACTACCTTTGTTAAAGCTTCTACCTTAGTAATAAGATTATCTATCTTAATAGCAAGCAATTCCTGACATGCAGTCCGCTTCTCATTACAGTGTTCATCTGTTACCTTACCATTACCACCTACATACTTTCCGACTGCAAGAGATACACCAGCTACAACAATTCCACCTAGTATAGTAGTCACTGACTCCATTATGCTATCCTCCAATCCTGTAGAGGTTCTTCGTATTCAAGGTCCTTAAACTCAGCCTCAGAATCAGAAGGGCTATTAGATGGACTAAAGTACCTCTCACCAAGTTCAAGTAGTTGAATGATATAAGCTAATGCATCCATTATGTCCCATAGTTTTGATCTAGGAAACATTAATAATTGCTGTTCAAGTCTTCCCATACTTTGACAAGAGGCATTATGATAGATATAGCCTAGACGATAGTAAGGGACAAGTTCCTTCACTCGAAGTTCCTTCTTCATTCCACCTCGAGTTTTTAGCCAGATAAGTTCAAAGAACTTTCCACGTCTAAACATTTCGCTTTTTATAGGCTGCTTTATGAATTCGTTTAAAGATGTTTCCTCAATACCTATTACTTTGGCATTGAGTCTAATTCCCATCTCAAACATAGCATCGTAGATTTCATCTGGATATAGTTTTTCTGATACTATATCTCTTATATATAGTCTAGCATTTTTAACGTCTATTCCAATTCCTACTATAGCAGATTCAGCAGAGTGAATCTTTACAGTTTTTGCAGGGTCAAGAATAACTACCGATTCAATATGTTGGTTTAGCTGAACAGCTGCATCTGTTAATTTTAAATCTATTTCTTTTCTTATAGGCTTCTCAGGTGGTAAGTTATAGTATTTAAAATACTGTTGTTGAAAGGCTGCGTCTTTAGTTGAGATAGGTAAGTTTCGCAGCTCACGAAAGAATACATCTGATTGCCCTGCGTCCACATGCTCTTGCCATTCCTTTTGAATCTGTGCGTCAGACATAAAGTCAGGTGCTGCAGACTTAAAGTTATCATTGCAAGCTTCGAGTCGTATGCTGTCCCACTCAGGTGAATCAAGTAACTTCTGCAATGTAGAATCTTCATGCTTTAAGGTATCTATATATACTATCTTATATTGATCAGCCTTCTTTCCAATTCTTGGTACAGCTTTAATCACATCAGCATAAAGCCACTGGTGCCAACCTTTACGAATATCATCATTTTCTATCTTTTCAGGATCTTCAAGATCATCTATTACAATTAATCCAGGTCGATCATTTTTGAATAGAACACCACGAACCTGCTGACCTGCACCTCTTGGCCAGACTAATGTATCGTAAGCGACCCATGCTTTCTTACTAAACACTTCATCAAACTCACTATTCTTAACTGCCCTTTCTTTAAAGTGGCCGAAGAAACTTCTAATTGCTCTATTAGTCACAAGCTCCCGACGTAAGTTTTCAGTTTGAAGTGAAGCAGCATCGTGACTTTTATTTATATAGCAGATAAATCCAGTATGATGAAACAAGATCCATCGTGCCATAAGTGCCAATGCAACTATAGATGTCTTCCCCCAACCACGAGGTGCTGCAATAGCTACCTTATTGGAAGGGCCATCTATTAAATCAAATATCTTACCATGTACAGAATCAGCAAAAGGTAACTCAAAGCGTTCTGGAAAGAACGTCTTTGCAGTCATTCTAGTACTAACCGAACATAAAGATAATATTTGTGAAGTTTCTTGATCCATTAAGGTGCTCCACCATCAGTCTGTTTCCAAGCCCCAGCTACCTGACAAAGTACTTTTCCTCTTGTAGTATCATATACAAGAGTTCCAACACTTACAGTAGCTGGAACAGGTAGTGCTGCAGTAGTATAACTTCTTAATGTAAAAGGACTAGTTGTTATAACTTCATAGCCTACAGGAGCAGCTAATGTAAGATTATAAAGAGAGGTTAAAAGACTATTTCCTCCAGGAACTGTTCCAGTAATATTAGAATGAAGAAAAGTAGCATTATTTGGAAATCTAACTGTAGGGGCTACAATGTTTAAGGTTCCTTTAGAAATAATGGATGCACAAGCTTGAGCAACATCTATATCAAAAAATAGGGAGTAACTTCCATTGTCTGTAAAGTTTGCATTAATAGCATTATTACTCGAGTTAGCATTACTATTATAAAATGATGCAAAACCTAAGACACCAGCATCTATAATAATATGTTTTCCAGCAGTACCTTGTTGCTGAAAGTTATTATAGAACGAACTTGATTTTGTACCAGATAATATATGAATACTTGCCCTATGATTATTATTGGCAGCATCAGTTAAAAAATTGTTAGATGTAGTAAGTATACCATTAGCTGCTATCTTAATAAAGTCAAAGTTAGGATTCATATTGACTTGATAACTTTCAAATACACTACCTTCAATAATACCATGAGAATTATTGAGGGCTGAGGATATGCTCAAAGAATAATCTTCACCAGCTAGAATAAATGAACATCCTTTTATCATCCAAGCTTTACTGTCTTCTATAAAGACATTACTATTACTACCATGAAATAATATATTGGATAAGGTAGAATTATCCCCTTCATCTATATAGATAGCATGCTCACCAGTGCCTATTCCTGTTATGTAACTTCGACTTACCACTTGAGCAAATCCATCAGTGGAAGGTCCCATCTTTATTCCAGTAGCAGTTATTCCATCAACCTCTCTACCATTAATAGCAATGTTTATTATAGAACAATTTGCCTTCATTATTATGATAGCTGTTGTAGTATCAGCAAATGCAAGTATAGTTGATCTTAAATCTCGTGTAACAGGATCTGTTCTTGAGTCTCCCATCAAAGCTACTCCAGGAGACATAGTAAAGTCTTCAAGCCAAAATTGTCCTATTACACGAATAGTTCCCCCAGCTCCACCAGCTGCAGAAAAGCTTGTTAATGCAGTCTGTGCAGAGGTAAAGTGAGCTGTATTATCCTCAAATGTTATACCACTAGCTCCCCACCATTGAGGATAGACTTCTCCTAAAGAAGAAAGCCCAAAGACTATTGTCCCTGTACCACTAAATACTTGATATAGACCAGATATAAAAGGACCATTATCAGTGATTGTTACACCTGGATCAAGATTAAGCATTCCCCCTTTTGGGACTACAATACTTAAATTACTAGGTATAGTATCACTGAAACTTACAGTGCTAGGCTCTGTAACTGTAAGAGTAACTTCTTCGTTCTCAACCCAAGTAACAACTGAACGAAGTCTACTAAACCAAGAAAGTCTCAATTCAGTCCCATCAAGAAAATCAAAATCCCCTGCACCAGCAAAGATTTGATAGTTTCCAGCTTCAATGTTTTTAATATTAGATACAGTATCAGCAACAGCAACTGTTATGATGAAAGGAGATTCCCAACGAAGTGTTACATCATCACCTACTTCCATATCAGCGTCAGTTGTTTCTGACTTAGATATAACCATTGTTAAGGTATCATCATTAGTTACATCTAATGCTTTGTCTAAGTTAGCAAACCATCCAGATTTGACGGTGCTACCAGATATAAAATCTATATCCCCAGCACCTGCAAATATCTGACGATTTTCAGCTATGATATTCTTAGTATTAATTGTAAGCTTGCCAGAGTGGATAATAGCTCCATCTCGTTCAAATTTTAAAGTAACATTAGATGGTATAGTTATATTACCAACTGACTGCTGGCTAGGTATAACTATAGTACGTTGAAGTACTCCAACTGCATCTATTGCTGCAGGAAGACTAACATAAGCTCTTGAGTCAGTCCAGATACCATTTGGAGAAGTTACTATTATATCAGAGAAGAACTCTGCAGAAGCAGAACTGATGAATAATGATAAAGTTATAAAGATTGATATGAGAAGTTTTTTCATTTTAATTTCCTCAATAGTTAATTAAATAATTTAATTATCTTTGTCCTGCTCTAGCAATTCTAGACTTCCAATCTGTCCCTTTGATATTTTTATTATATCTTATGATATTAGCTTTTCGTTGAACTGGTATAATAACTCTTTCTACTTGATCAAGATCTTCAAAATAATTATCAAACTTATAGAATCTATTACTCCTATTCCCATCATGTATTACCATGAAAGCATATAATGGAGGTATGGTATAGACGGTAGAAAACTTACTTCCCATCTTTAAATGAGAGTCTTCATAAGGACTAATTCGTGGTTCTTTCTTTTGTATTAAGACAATAAACGGACTTGTTCTAGCACGGATATGAGGAGCAAAGAACTTATACAGTCGTCCATCCTTACCTTGGCCAGTTACTTGATAATTGATAATGAAGTGAGATTCTGGCTTGGTAGCTGCCATATGTTTCATGTGAGCGACCCAACCAGGAGCTACCCAATCGTCTGTGTCAAGGCGCGCCATTATGTTAGATTTAGGGTGACTTAATCTACGTACAATAGATTCTGGAGAACCTCCCCTTTCCTGTCCCCAAGCCATTGAATCCCTTACAGAGTTTCTCCACTCTGAAAGGTCACCATTGGTGTAGATGAATTGTACTAAGATATCGCCCCAGTTTAAAGATTCGATTCTTTTTGTCGCTTCATTTTCACGCTTACCTACAACAAGATAAAGGATGAAGCTCATATCTGTTTGATTGTTTAAGCTATCTATAAAATACCTTTGCATCAAAGATATTCTTTCTTCAGTTAGTATTCCTATGTCTGTTTTATTTCCTATAGATGTATAGATTGCTCTGGAGATTATAAAGACGGTGTCTAAGTGTTGCTTATTCTCAAAACATCCTGGGCTATATATACAAGTATGAGTGTTAAGATAATAGCTTCTAAGATTGTTTTCTTTAATATATTTAGCCGAGCGTTTCCAAAGGTCTGCATCCCCTGGACATGTTTCACCTTCTTCAGCAAATACATCCCTTACTTTTAATGGAATAGCTTTGATATCGAAGCAGACTGAAGACTTTATTAGGCCTTTAGGTGTAGGTGGAAATTCAACTATTGGTCTGTTAGTATTTATTTTAGGTAAGTAAGTATCTAAATTACCTATTTTAGTCTTAGTACAAAACCACTGGGCATTTGTAACCAGTATTGCTTCATGGATAATTTGAAGGTGATTAGGCAACCAGACATCATCGTGATCTATTAGACAGATATACTGGATGTCGTCTGATTCAGCTTTCGCTATACCATGATCTGTAGCATTTGTACCTCCAGCACTCCAGAGAGCTAAGGGATAGTTTAAATACTTTTCACGCTCTATTGCAACAGGGAGATTCTCATAGTAGATTAATTCTGAAGGATAGTTAGATAATACTTTAACTAATTCTTCTTCAGGAGTATAGTTATCACCTATAAGATAAATCTTGAAATCCTTGTAAGTTTGTGCAAAGATAGAGTCTAAAGTTCGCTTAAGAAGAAAAGGAATCTTACCGTCTTTTCTATTATATGTAGGTAAGATGATCCCAAAGGTATTATTTCGTATGAAAGACTTTCTAATCTTAGCTGCTTTTTGATTCCCTATTTTAAGATATATATTGTATAGCTCTATATACATCTTCTGAACACGTTTAGCTTTTTCAGGTTCAGGGACACCAGTCCATACTCCGTCTTTGTGGAGTCTGTATATGGAAGGTCTGATCCCTGTCACATACCCACAGCTTCCATAGGTCCCTAGATAGGAAGTAAATAGGTAATCGCCTCTGAAGTTTAAAAGGTCTTCTTTTATATCTTCATTATAGATATTCCTAAACATCTTTGTAGATGAGGCCATTCCTGAAGGTGTAGAGATTAATTCTTCAGATGTGTAAGATTTTCCTACGTTGTCTTTCTTCCTATGTATGATCTTGTCATCTTGTAAGATACTATAAGCATGATAGCACATAACATGCTCTGGGTGAGGTTCAAGATAATTAAATTGTTTAATTAACTTTGATGGGTCAGTCCAGTAATCATCACCTTCACAGAATGCTATGTATTTGCCCTTTGCTAATGGTAAAGTATTATGAAGAAAAGGCTCAAAGCCATAGAAGGTTCCGTTTAGCATACCTTCTTTCCACTGATTCTTCTCATGTAAGATTAGTTTAATATTTGGGTATTTAGCTGCATATTCTTTAAGTATCTCCTGTGTACCATCTGTAGAAGCATCATCGTTTATTATGATTTCAAAGGGGAAGTCAGCCTCTTGCATCACAAAACCATCAAGAGTTTTTCTTATAAAATCCTTGTGGTTGTATGTAGAACAACAAATAGATACAATTGGCTTAGGCATTATAGGATCCTATTAACATTCCAGATTCTGTAGTCTACTTCTTTACATTTAGAGATAAATAGCTGATACATTTCGGTGAAGATGAATACGTAGCCTTCGATGAAGATGTTTAGGTTTTCATCTTCCTTGATGATGTTGAAGAAATAATCTATAAACTTTTCAGGGCACTGTTCTCTGACATAGTGAAATAGTTTACCTACACTATAGTTTATATTCTTGCCAGATGCTTTATATTCTTCTATGTATTTTTTAGCTTCAGGTATGTCAGCTGTTATACATGCAGCGTCTATACTTATATATTTGAATTTATCACTTAGTAATAACTCAGACATAGTAGACTTACCAATTCCTGAAACTCCAGTAAGGACTACGATAGTCTTTTTATATTTACCTATCAAAGGGCGCTTGTCGATAGATGGTGCATTAGGGACATCAATTCGCTTAAGTTCATAGAACCATCTATCATGAATAGAGCCTCTTTGTTTTACTGATTTGTATCTATTTAAGATTACGAACTTACCTTTGATATATTCTTGTAATTTAAGATTATTTGGATAGCGTCGGTCTTGAGATCTTTTATCTACTTCTATTGTAGGTACATCATTGATAGGATATTCTTCCATTTCAAATAGTAAGGTACTATTATTATTCATTAACTTATAACATCTGTCAAAGAAAATTTCTTGTCTATCTCCAAAGTAATGATAGGTAGAGAAACAAGTAATGAAGTCGAACTTTATATTAAGCTGATGATTGAAGAAGTCTCCAAGAATAAAGTTGATTATAGGTGACTTGTAAACTTCTTGATTTAGTTCGTTAGATATAGTGATGAACTTTTCACCTAGTTCTATGCCGGTCAGAGACTTAGGTTCTTTATTTAATAATTTAAATAAAAAATATCCAGCATTACAACCTATATCCAAGCATACCTTATCTTTCAAATCATAGGATGAAAGTCTAGATAGATCAAACTTCTGCTTACTATCACTATCCCTTTTATCATCTACAATTAAATCAAATGTTTGATAGTGGGACTTTTCAAGTATTTCTGGAATAGTTCTAGACATTAAGATTCCTTATAGATTGAGAATCTGCTAAGATCAGGATAAGATATTTCCTTATCTTCATTATGGATAGGATTATCATTGAAATCATAGAACTGTTTCATTAAGAGTAGACCTCTAGCAGCTATTTCAGGTAACATGTAGAAGTTCCAACCTAACATGTCAAAGTTGTCGTCATGGTAAGAACACTCACGACGCCCTGAAAAACGCTTACGTTTGAACCAGAGGTAGGCTTCATGGTTGTCAGTTAGAATTGCACCGCCCTTTGATAATTTAAGGTGTTTGTAAGGTCCTGTGAAAGACAAGCACATAAATGAACCAGGGATGTACATGTTGTGAGTGAATCGAAGTGCACTGTCCCATACGTTAGATCCTTCTAATTGATAGGCTCCTTTTAATGTTGTACCTTTAGTGGCCTTAAAGTTAACTTTCCCTCCGGCATGGATGATCTCACATGGGACAGAAGGATAGGTTGTAGAAGGAATATAGATATTTCCTCCTTCTATACCTTCAAACTTTAATGCTAGAAATAGTGCATTGCTTTGGCTATCTAAAGCCACTGCATACTTTGCACCAGTATAAGCACATAAAGCCTTTTCGAAGTTGGCAGTTATTTTATGTACACCTTCAGACATAGTATTCCTCTAGAAATTCTTTTTTCATTGAAAGAATTGTTTCTCTAGGTATTTCCTTTACTGGTTTACAGGGTGAACCATAGCATAAGGTCCACTCAGGCATTGACTTGGTGACAAGAGAATTAGCACCTATCTGACATCCTTCGCCTAATGTTACTCCAGGAAGAATAGTAGAACATGTTCCTACTTGGACATGAGATTTAAGTATTACATCTTTGCTTATAATCTTTCTATATTTATCTTTGTAGATGCTTAGCCCTGAAAAAGCTTCCCCTAAGTAATTATCAGATGCAGCTAGTATAGTTACTCTAGGACCTATTGCAGAGAAGTCGTGAAATTTCACAATAGAATTAGGACCTGACTGAATAATAGCATGCTCAGTGATATTACAGAAGTTGCCTATTTCAATTCCTTTGCCGACTGCATAGATGAATGAAAAGTCTGCTATGATAGACTCATCACCGAGAGATAGGTTTTCAGGGTGGATTATCTTTGCTGTTGGATAGATAAAGGCATTAAGGCCTAAATGTTTCATAAGTTCCTTATACCAGCCCTTAGAAATTTAGTATCATGTACCCAATACCATAATCCATTTTCTTCATGATTAATGTCTGCTAAGATAGCTATACATTCTATAGATAACTGATAGTGAAGTCTATCATCTATATAAGTATCTCCATCTTGTGCTTCACTCATAGCTGCACATATTAAACTGCCATCTTTTCTCCATCTTATAGACATTAGTTATTCCAAGGTTGTGTTTCAAGCAGTTGTTCAAATGACATAGTTTTTCTTTCATCAAGCCATGCTTTTTCATCTTGTCCGAGTTCTTTAGCTCTGTTCCAGTTCTTAGGTATGTCTATGTATCTGCCAAACCTTTCTTGTATTGCAGCTTTATTGCGTACCATCATAGACCCACCACCCAGTACATAACATGAGATTAGGAATCCTAAAGCATGAGGAGTTTCACCTGAGACTGAATAAAGGCGGTATTTATAAGAGTTGTCTATGTCTTGTTTAATCTGAACTGAATTTGACTTATCGGAAGTTTTATCTATTTTTGGAAAGGGACCGATGTGGATTGCTGCGTTGGTAGGGACTGCATAGTTCTTAAATCCAAGTAGCCAGGGCTTTATGCCTATGTGCATGTCTCCGCCGCCCCAAGAGATTCGATGTTGGCTTAGAGCCCCATAAGCGCCGAGATCGCTGAGGAACCAAGATCTTCTACAAATCCAAGGCATTCCCTTCCAAGTGATCATCCTGACAGATTTATATCTCTTATTCCAGTTACCCAGTTCATTGACTGACATATCTCTGTCGTGGACTGCAGCTCTTGCGTGGTGATGCGCCCAGTTGATTGGGGCATGAGCGAAACCAAGTTCTTTTTCATCTTTTCTTTCCTCCATGAAGTTATATAGGTCTAAGAACATATCCCTACCTACTATCATATGCGAGTCTAGACAGCAGATGTATTTGGCTGAGGAATGTTCAATAGCTGTTTCGCGCGCTGTGAATAGACAAGGAAAGTCTTGGCGGTAGACTTTGAGTAGCTTGTCTCTTATATAGCCTACAGGTAAGCAGCTATTTAGTAAAGGATAGATATTAGAATCTGAATTGTCACAGATAATGATTTCACAGTTTTCTAATCCAAGTGGACGAAGCTCTTCGATGCAGGAGTTGATAGTCACTGATAGCATTACAGTGTCGTTGCGGTTGGCTATTATAATGGATAGTTTTTTCATAGTTAATTAAATTATTTAATTATCTAATTTAGGTGCAGTACTATTAAACGCTTCCCCTCCATGATGTGAGACAGCTTGATAATAAGTCATTACTCGTACCAGACGGAGTCTATCAATTAACTCACCATCGTCGATTAAGATAGTCATATTGATTAAGAAGATCAAATCAGCCCAGCGTTTGTCTTCTTCATCTATACCTTTAAAGTACATCCAGTCATGGATTTGACAGGCTAGGAATACAGACTCACCATACATAGTATCTGGAACAAACCAGTCACCAAGCTTTCCAGGACCACATCCACCAGTGTGTTCTTTTAATTCTTCTTCTGATGCATCCCAATAGGTATCAGGTGCAAGAAGTTCCCATCCTTCTATAGACTTTAATAAGATGTTATATCTTGATAGTTTCATCTTTTTTCCTTAGGATCATACTCTATATGTATATGAGTTGATTCAAGAACTATGTCAAAGTCTTTTCCAATTTCTTTTTTCAGCGCTGTGAAAAACCTTTCAGCATAGACTTTTTTAGAATGCTTTCTTATATCTATAGCTTCATTTGAATAATGAAGACTACTTAATCCATGAGTGCCTTCGTAGGTAGATGTTATGACTGCCTCAGTGCCTAGGGTTTTTCTATGTATGTTATCTATATCACATAGCTTACGACGAAGGGGTCGTTTCAGTCTGCTTATATCTACACCAAATTTAAGTAGCATTTCTAGTTCCTTCTCCTTCAACAGTTACTAGTCTGCCGCTTTCTCTTGCAGCTTCTATACCACGTTGCTTGAATTCTTCTATTTCAGCATTTGTTAGGTGCATGCTGACAGAGCGGGAATCTATACGGGTCGGCGCTCGAAGACCAGACAGTTCAAGTACTACTGTATCCGCAGTATCCTTTTGCATCTTTGTTACTTCTGCCTCACCAGCTAAAATTTCTTCATATTTTATAAGGGATTTTTTTGTTAATTCTAAAACATCTTCCCTTAACGTTTCATATTCTGCGTCTCTTTCTTCTCTTGTCCTAACAACTTCTACTTTACCTAATGTAGAGTTCAAAGCGTTTGACACGGTAAGAGGAGTCACGTCTAACATCCTAGCTATATCCACTCCCTTATAACCAAGCGAATCAAGATTAATAATCTCCTTCTGCCTAGACCATAACTTCTTCAAATCAAATGATCTAGGCCCTGTGCCTAATCTCTTATCTACTTCCCTCACTGGAAACGCATAGGGAATCTTACTCGCTAAATTCTCCACTTAACTCTCCTCCTATCCTTATCAATACTCTATAATACCATACCATGTCTCCATTGTCAACGATAATCTATGATAATTTGCCCGTAGTTAATTAAACCATTTAATTAACTCCATCCCTCAACATTAACTTCATCCTCTACCTCAATGTTTACATGAATGTGAATTTAGTTAATTTTTCAAGTAAAATGTGGGAGAGGTAATCCCGGGCCTATTACACACCTATATCCCCCATCGAATTATGCTCAATGATTTCAATGGGTTAGGGTAGGTGAAAATAAATGTTGACAACTGGGATTGGATGTGTAATGATGTATTCACGATCAATCATATAGGCTGATTCGTTCATTGACATTCGTACCATGTTGAAAGGTCTATGGTGTTCCAACCTAGATGTCACATAGTGGCATATGAAAGGGGTAACATCATGGAATTGACAAAGGTTGTATCAAATATCGTGTTAAACAAGGCGTGTTCCATTAAACCGTTCAAGGACGCAGATACGGGCAAGGTCATTAAATTGCGGGTTAGGTTTGACGGTGTTACATTGAATGACATATTTGCCAAGGCGATGAGCACGGCTGTGATCCAATGGCAAAATGGTCCGGGCAGGAGTAAATTCGACCAGTGGGAAAACAACCAGGTTGTGGATATTGATTTTAAAGCGCCGGGCCGAACCGCACAGATTGATCCCGAGGTTGCAATTGCTAATAAAATCAAGGGCATGGATGCCGACGCGCGCAAGGTTGAAATCAATCGTATCAATGCACTGCTAGCAACATTAGATATTGACGATAGTGAGTAATTAACCTAACATCATAGACCTTTATAAATAGCCCTAGAGTTAATTCTCTAGGGCTTTTTTATTAGTTAATTAAATCGTTTAATTAACTTGGACAGTCATGCCTTAATATTTGCTAAGTAGTAGTTTACTATGAACCTGCGTGTATTACCCTTGATATAATTGCACAAACATTAACCTTGACAGCTAACAATAGATATGTTATTGTTTGTATTATGGTATTATGATATTATCATATTATTGTATTGGACTACATAACGGGGGGGGGGTATTATGATAATACATTTAATCATCTAGAGATTCTAGTAGAAGAAAAAAATTTTTTAAAGAAGGGTTAAGTATAGATAATGTTATAGTGGGATAATATCAATGTCAATAAATATTTGATACCCTCGTTATGTAGTCCATTATGATGTTATGATGTTATGATAATATGATAATATGAAATGAATATTTAAGGAAAGGAGGATTAGTTATGGGTGGCGAGCGATTCAATAAGAGGCGATTTAGAAATGGTGGAGAGTATAGGAAAGATATAATGATCTGGGCGATTAAGGAATTTGAAGAATATGTTAAGGATAGGAAGACTATAATAGAAGCGGTTAAGGTAGCTGCTGAAGTTGAAGGTAGTTTTAGTGAAGTTAAATTGATTAAGTTAGTTAGAACAGTACTATATGAATCAGGTTATGATAGTATACCTTTTAGAATAGGATATTATGAGAGGGGAGAATAGCTATGTATGATAAAAGAGCTGCAGAAAGACAGAGGAAATGGAGAGCTGGAGAGAAAGCTGAGGATGAGACTAGGGGAAATAGTGTAATTGATCCAGTGAAATATAAAAAGGATATGTGTGCCCAGGTGTGGTTAGATAGTAGGTATGTAGCTACACTTAGTGAATGGTTAGATATGAATAGAAAGACTAGACATTTGAGCAGTGTTATACAGGATAGTTTAAGTATCTTAGTTGAACATTTAATTAGTACTGGCGAGATTGAGATGGTAGAGAATACTGTTAGTGCTAGAGGGTTACTTGAATGGAAGTATGGTGTGAAGCTGAATCAAGGTAAAAGGGGTGTGAAGAATGTTCAGCATAATCAGACTTTGACAGAAAGAAGAAGACTGCTGAAAGGTAGTGTTGATCCTGATATAGAACCAGAAGGAATTAATAGTAGAATAAGTGGTGAGTTGGATGTAAGGAATAGAAATACTGATGGTAAGATTAGTAATGATAGGATGGAGAAAGTTACAGGACATACTAGGGAAGAACTTAATGAGATAGCTAGGCAAGTCGATGAGAAGAATAAGGTAGAGAATAAAAAAGAAAGGGGAGTAGACAACTCACCTATCTGGGATCCTGAGAATAATGAAAGACAAAGGAATATGTTTAAGGAAGGTAATAGAACTATGAAAGAGATAGAGGAGGAAGATAAAAGGTTATCTAATATGGATATGAGCGCGCCGAAAGGTAGTGGAGTTGAAATAGATAATTAAATCGTTTAATTAACTTAATCATCAATACTTGTGGTTATTCAGGTGGGAAAGTTATATACAATCGCTTTAATATATGTTATGGTATGTTATGTAAAGATGAATTGGGAATAACTATTAATGAATAGTTAATTAAACAATTTAATTAACTTAAGAAAGGAGGTGAAATACTATGAAAAGGGAACTAATGAATGATTTAGATACTGTATTAGATGTCTTTGATGTAGATGAAATAGATATAGTCAAAAAGTTTAAATCATTATCAGTTAAAGAACAAATAGAATGTGTATTAGAATTAACCAATTTAATTGACTTAAGAAAGGAATAATGGAGGTAATATACTATGCTATGCTCTAGAAAAGGATGTGGAAGGACTATTAGTCCAGTAATTAACAAGTCACTACCTTCAGTACCAAGGAAGTGCATGTCTAATATTAATAAGAATGATGTTGATCCTATTCGAACAGGATGGTTTTATCAGACTGTTCCTAATGAAGGTAGTTTATGTACCTTTCATAGTGAATGTAGCTATGATAGGGAAACTAAAGAAGTTTTGGTAGGGAGGAAAAGTTAATGAAAAAAACTCTACGTTACTGGATAGGTCATATAGACCATCGCGCTAAATCAAAGAATGAATCACCTATGATAGATCTCTGCATTGCAAGCTTTATTGTAGGTTTTTTATTGGGCATCTGCTTTATGGCTGGTGCATTATGAAAGTTAACCTTGCCAGTACTATAGCACTATACCTAATAGCAGTCGCAATCTTCTTTTCTGGCTGTATGCGAGGATGCTATGGGCATAGGTTAGTTGAAGTAGTCGAACATAAGGCTGTTGTTTTAGATGTGGAAAATCTAAATGTCGATGCAGAAGTTGGTGGTACTATGAGATTTAATGAAGGGGATAAAAAGTGAAGTATGGAGTTACTATTAATTGGAAAGGTGAGTTTCATACCTTTCATACTCAAGCATCTACCAAACATAAAGCCTTGCATAACTGTATTAGGCAGTTAGCTAATAAATTAGGTCTTAAGGTTAGTTATGTTAGGAATTATGTATTAGATGGAAAGGATAGATATAATGTCCAAGCAACTTAAAAAATCTATTTCTAAACCTACTAAACTTTCAATTGAGAAGGGAACTAGAAAATGGAAGATAGAGAGGAGAAGGATGAAAAAGTCAAGGAGAACCAGATAAACAATACCTATCAAATTCTAGCTGAGTTTAAACAGAGGTCAGGTAGATACATTCCACCTACAAAGCCTAAATGTATGTCTAACTATCATGGAAGGAGTGGGAAGGTTAGGATATTGAATAAGGAGGAATTAATTGTCTGTCGAATGAAGGAAGTTGGGAAGTATGTTAAGTTTGAGGTTTAGTTAATTAAATCATTTAATTATCTTATTGAAAGGAGGTCGCTTATGAAGACCAAGGAAAAGAAAAGGTCTGAAGCAATTGAACGTCAGGGAAAGTATAGTAAATTAACATCTAAGCAAAAATTGGATAAGCTAAACAAAGGAGGCTTCAAAGCTACTAAGCAACGTAGACGTTTACAGAAGGAGGCTTCTAATGAGAACAGAAAAAGATAGCCTCCGCTGGCGTAGATACTCACTACGTATTAGGACAAGGGCAGTCCTAGACGAAATCTTCGAATTTCAGCAGTAT